TGGTATTGATGACTAATATCTTATTAACAAGGTCACTTATTTGTTAAGTGACCTTGTTTTCACACTTCCATTTTATTTATATATTATCTTTGAGTGATGGAATCGTGTGGAAAATGAATCACTAATTTATCGAAAGGAGGTAGGAAGGGATATGCCCGATTTGTCAAAGAAGACAAGGAAATATATTGCATCAGAAATGGGAAAGTTTTTAGATCTTTACACTTCGATCAATGTAAGCTCCCTTACTACGTATGAACAAAGAGAGGAGGCGATAAAACAAGTACGAGATTGCTTAAAAGAAATCAAGCATGGGGAAAATGATTATTTCGACGAAGAAATATTAGAAAGAGAACTTCCTATCATTAAGCAAATGAGAAAATCCGAAAAGGCAAGAACATCAAAGGATTTATCTATGTATTACTCGTAAAAGAAGAAGAGAGGAATATTTATCAAAATGGATGAGAAGTTAGTTAAGATTTGGACATTCTATCGAATTCTTCCTGATGGGCATGTAGAGCTCTATGCCTATACACAGGATAAAGGAATGGCTGAATTGTTTGAGAAAACCAGGAACCCGAAGAAATTCATAAAGAGAAAGAATCAGGTTCCTGAATTGTATGCAAAACTATTTATGCACCAAAATAAACTAAAAATGCTCACAACTAATGTATTGACGGATGGAAAGCAGTCATACACTTTCATTACAACTTATGAAGAAGATAGCATGCTATCAAAAAGGTGTGAAGAAGTTTACGATGAGTTTCTGGAACTTGAAAAACGCATCACTCAATTTCCATTTAATAAGAAAATGAGAAATTTGCTGGATTTCATTATAGCAGATTTCAGAGCATCGTTTAGTAATAAAGAAGAGAATCCATACGGTTCTTTCAACACATTTAATATCTTCATGCAATTGTATGGAGATACCATCTTTTGAAATAAAATCTTTGGCAAAACCAAGATTTAAAAAAGAAACCATAAGGAGGAAGTAAAAAATGAGCAAAGGCAAGAAGAACTCTTTTGGAAAGCAACTGAAAGAGGAAAAGAAGAAAATCATCTTAAATATTCAGGGGGAAGAAGTTCCGTTCACCAAGGTGGTAGAAAGCTCGATGACGGATATGATCGGTACATCGTTAGATGGTGTCGTTCCGGTTTCCGTGACAGAAGTGACAAAGGATGTGGTGGAGAATGCAAAGGGCTTGGGAGTTAGTACAAGCTATGCACAGCCGGCTTGGTCCTTATATGAGTATGCTCTTAAGTTTCCGAAGGAGAAGCAGACTCTTCTCATCACAGCCCCGTATGAGTATGCAGGTGTAGTCATTGATTGCGATGAGCCGTCTCTTAAATGGCTCAAGACTCGGTCCAACATTTCTATGCTGTTAGGCGGTGTTTCCGAGAAGATTAAAAAGAGATATGAGAAGTGGGAAGCAGCAGAGGATGGTCAGGTTCCGGATATCTTCGTATTCCGCATTCCGAATGTCGTACTCTTTACAGAGAATATCAAGAAGAATGAGCCGACAAAGGTAAAACTCTTTGATGTCGTGATTCTCTTCGTAAAGGGTGAGAAGAAGTTTTTAAAGCTCAAGAAGAAGAATTCCGATGCATTCAAGGAGACCGTTGATTTCACTGTTCAGAAGGGGATCTCCGTTTTGAAGCAGTTCGGAGTTTCATCTGTTCACACAGATATCACCAGCATATTCTTCAATGACCCACATGAGTATGCAAAGCTCTGGGGAAAGTATCTCTTCTCAGATAAGAGCGATGTAGGAATCCTTCACCGTGTGGTATTTAGCACCACAGATACAGATACGATGGTTCAGTTCAACAGTGAGCTTGCTGTACAGGCATTCAACTCCATTGACTGAGTAGATCTGTTATAAGAGAATGATTAAGAACCCAGGGGTTTTCTTCTGGGTTCTATCTCTAAGGAAAGGAAGATGTCCAAATGGATCTAAATAAAGAAGTACCACGTATTAAAACCGTAATTGTATTAAAAGAGTATATAAATCCGGTTTATGTGATTGAGAAGTATACTGTCGATCATCAAACCTATGAAGGATTTATTACACGTATTCAAAATATCGTACGAGGATGTATTGATATTGAAGAATGTAGAGAGCACAAAGTAAAATTCAAGTTTTATGAGGGTGAGAAGAAAACTCACCAACTGGAACTTCGAAGATTTTTATATAACATATGTCTCTGGTATCCGTTCTCCCTTCTTGGAGATACCTCTTTTATGGATGAATCCTTCATTCTAAAAGAGGAGGATACTGTAAACGTAAATAAGTTCATCAATGACAAGATTCTAAAAGTCTTGAAGGAACATAGTATTTTGGACCAAGATATCCAGATTTATACAGCAAGAGTTATGCATTATATATCTGGAATCGGAATTGATTTCTCCATTATTATGGGACTTCACTTTGATGAAATGACATTCCAGAATATGTATCGAGATCCAGAATTTCGGGAAATGATGGATACCGAATTCGATGCTTCTATGCAACCGGCAGACATTGAGGATTCTCTAAAAGAGATCCAAAAGAAATTCATTGCAAAGATCAAGAATGATCCAAGCAATCCAATAAGTGTATTGCTTCGCTGTGGAGTGATAAAAGAGAAGCAGCTTGTAGAGCTTCTTATTATGATTGCACTTCGACCAGCACTGACAGGAACAGAAGTTATTCCGATTCCAATCAATAATGGATTTTTGATCAATGGACTCAATAAACCATCTTACATGTTTATTGATGCACTTGGTGCAAGAAAACCACTCCTTGCAAATAATAAGGAAATGGGACCAGTTGGATATTTCTGCAAGACGCTAAACTTGGCAACAAGAAGTCTGGAGGTTTCTACAACAGATTTGAATTGTGGAACTTCTCATCTTGTAGAATATCTCATAAAATCTCCTGCACATTTACATCGGATGCGTGGAAAGTACGTCTATGATGAAGAACTGGAAGATTTCCATCTGATTGATCACAATGATCGTTCCTTGATTGGAAAGAGAGTCAGAGTTCGTTCTGCAGTAACTTGTTGCTGTGGAGAAAATCATGTATGCCCAACTTGTGTTGGAAGTATCATGAACTACAACTTTGATATTGCAAAAGGATTTGGTGTATTTATCACAGAGCAATGGTCAAAAGACTTGGAGCAGAATATTCTTTCAACAAAGCATCTTCTTACAACAAATTCTGAGAAGATTGAATTTTCGGATACTTTCAATAAGATATTTAAGTTGGATGGTGAAGAAATCAAACTTCTTGATGAAATTGAAGATGTAAAAGATCTGGCTATTTCTATTAACCCAGATGAGATTCAAAAGATTGAAGAGGATGATCCGAATTCGACATATAATACCTATATCGAAACAGGTCGTTTCTTTATCGTGAATCGAAAGACAGGAGAATCGAATGAAGCATCTGTAAAGGATGGAAAAGAGATTTATATCCGTACGGAAATTTCTGATATTATGACTGAGAATAACGGATATATTCCTCTTGATGAAATTGAAGAAGATCAACCGATCTTTGAGATTTCTATTGGAAACTCTTCTCTTACAAAATCTTGTCATGAGATGATCTCTCTTTTGGATTCTGAAAACAGACCATCTATGGGAGATGATGTGACAATTGATGCAATTAGTCAGAAGTTTCTTGATATTCTCGTAGATGCAAATCTGGATGTACCAATTGCTGCTGGTGAGATCGTACTAAATCGTCTTTGCCGGAAACCAAATAATGTGCAAAAGAGACCAAACTTTGGAAGATCAAGACTTCCGAAGTATAAGTTCTATGGACTGACAAAAGTTGTAGAGAATAGTGCTTCTATTACAACAGGTATGGTATTCGAACAGCTGGAGCGTCAGTTTACAAAATTAAATATTGATGAGCGGAATTCTACTGGATTTTACGACCCGATGTTTAAAGAGGACATCGACTTTCGACCGCTCCATAAGTATCGGGAAGAAATTGAACGTGAAATTGAAGCCGGTACTTATGACGATTAATATAGGAGAGAACCAGAAATGGTTCTCTCCATTTATCTTGGAAAGGGGTAGCAAATGATAGAAGGAAAAGCAGTATTTTATATACCGCTATGGGAAAATAAAGATCCAAAGATTGACAATGGGGCAGCCCTTCTTTATGCAAAAGGATTTGATTCCGAAGATGAAATCATGAGTGCTATAACAAAGTCAGGAAAAGGAATTGTGACAAGTATAGAAGAACTGGATGAAGCGGGGTCGTTTGATATATATTCCATACACTGGGATTACTCTGGATATCTCCTGAAATTACAAAGTGGAGACGTTCGATTTATTTATACGGATGTAGATAAACTCATATCAGAAATGCGAAGACCAATGAAGTATCGTCTACTTCAATTTACATTCGATATTCCTGATGGTATATTTGATCGCATTTCTGTATATCTTAAAAATCCCATTAGTCCAAAAGAAGCAATCTCTGCTTCTACAAAACATGATCCGATGAAAATAGCCAATACGGTGCAGAATGTATTGTCAATATCTGGAAAGCTAGAGACTAAGAAGAAACAGTGTGTTGTAATTCTTTGTAATCTGGGAGATCTTGTATTTGCAAATCGAGTAGGGGAGCTTGTCTATAAAGAAACCGATGTCAAGGCTTGCCATATATTTACATATTCCAATAATGCAGATAAGTCTGAGTTCAAAGAATCGGAACTTATCCATCGAGTATCAAGATATACAGATGCTGATTTTCATGACTTCGCATTAGACAAATTAAATGATATGGGAACTACCTGGTGTAAATCGTAAACTCTTCCTTTATGTTTATACAGTATTTGTGTGACTAAAAGGATGAAAGAGATTTAGTCAAGCACATATTAAAACTGTAGGTCTAAGGACCAGAAGGAGGACAAATTATGTTATCTATTAAGAAAGAAACTAAAACAGCCTCAACCGCACCGGTTGAGAAAGAAGTGGAAGTTAAGACAGTGACATCAAGTGCCAAATCCCATGTAGGGAGTTTGGTAATTGATATCACGATCGCAGTCTTTTGCTTCGGCGCGAAAGTCGTCGGAGATATGTTTCGTAAAGACTGATCATTTTCATGCGCCGTATCTTTCATCGGGTACGGCGTATCTTTAGCACATTGCTAATTACCAATCATCTCTATTGATGGTTGGTGTCTATAGATGTGCTATCTCTTTCAAAAGAGGGTGGGATCATGATATCTAATTCCCACCCTCGCTTTCTAAATTTTCTTTTTTTTTGAGATCACAGAAAATTTAGCATTAATTTTCAATGAAAGACGAACTATCTTGTAAAATCAATGAAAGGTGGTGAATGATTCTTGTCGATTGAAAAAAGAATCAAAAAAGCGAAATCGGATTATCCAAATATTATGGATCAGATTAGCAAGATTTTATCAGAAAACTCTATTGTATTATCATCACAGACAAAAGGGGAGATTGTGATTAAAGATCACAAAAAAGAAGAAATCTTAGATATCGTCTATTCACTACCTATAACAGCAGATACCTTGTTTATTCTCGTTGATGTTGTATCTGCAAAGAATACCGTTTATATACGAGAAAAATCAAACTAGAAAAACAGTTACCCATTAATACCTCCATGGGTAAAAAAGTGAGGGAATCCAACATACAGATTCCCTTACCTCTTTTTGTCACTTAGAAACGGAAGATATCCAAGTTCTGTGCTTGGAGTTTCTTTTTTCCTTTCTTCCCTTTCTTTTTCTTCTTTTTCTTTTTCTTCTTTTGCTTCTCCCATCTTTCCCGATCTTTCGGGGAGACGTACTCGTCTCTCATTGCATCAACAAATGATCTGGGTTTTCCATCGGAATACGTTCCACAAAGAAACTGCTGACCTTTGCTAGATAATGCCACATCAGATACTTGCTTTACAATACCACCGATTACTTTTGGATCAATTGCCAAGATGTTTCACCTCCTTGTTTCTTTAACCTTACAGCATGAAGATATTATATCAATAAAAGGATTCATGAAAAATACCTACAAAAAACAGTATAGTAACAGGCTTTAGTAATAAAGTGAGGTGAGTAGTGATATATGAATTTTTACAAGTTCACTAGAAATAGTGGTATTTATCAAATTAAAATAAAAGAAGATCCAAATAGTACAGAAGTTACTTCTTACTTCAATGGAGATGTTATTTTCTCTGAGGAAGATGAAGTATTTTATGGGTCTTCTTATTATGTATTAAACAAAGACGATGGTCTTTATTATGAAACTTACGATCCAAAGAAGTTAAAGAGAAACTTCACGAAAACTATTGCAACAGATTCCACCGTTGTATCTGCAACGAAGACAGGAATCGATATTTATGATGCAAATCGTGGAGCCGGAAAGATTATCTCCCATGCTGATGTTGGAGATCATCTGATCTTAAATCTTGGATTTATTGATGATAACGCAGGGAATATTTGGGCAAGTATTTCTTATATGGATTCGGATGGCTTGTGGAAAGATGGGTATATCATCTATAAAAACCACAGGAATAATTTCGCCAATGTGACGATTCCAGATTTCTCCTACAATACAGTCCTTACAGGAGGAGTTCTTGATAATGAAAAGATTGCTACATTAAGAGAATCAGCCGTTATAAAGAAGTCTACAAGACGGAGAGCTTCCTCTACGAAATCATCCAGTTCTAGCACAACCACAAGTACTACATCTTCCAATAAATCTACAAAAACTACTAGTACAACAGAGTTTGGAAGATTTGCAAATGTTGAGAGTTTCTCTGGGACGGTTCCTCTTACAAAAGAAGAGCTTAATGATATCTATGATGCAGAAGATCTTGATGTTCGTACACTGAAAGCAAACTTCAATTACAATATTGACTATTATAATCGTTTTAAAAAAGCAATGCCAGATGATACCTTAAGTAAAGGCTTTATGCATATCTTCTTTACAAGACCCGATCTTAACATCTTATCAAGTGATGGAAATTCTTTGGAATCCACTGTTGGGAATAACGCATTCATGAAACAGAAGTTCAAAGAAAAACCAGATCTCTTAAGACAGCTTGTAAAAGGAAATGGATCCGGACATGATTTCATGATGCTTTTATCAAATAAAGCATCTAGTTTTGGTCTTACAGACGAATCGATTAAATATGGTGATTATGGGAAAACTTACCACAGTCAGAGTATTCAGATAGGTAAAGGACTCTTTGAATCTTATGTATCGGGGACACTTGATGTAAAGTATACCGATACAAGAGATCTTGATCTTTTATCTCTCCATAGAATTTGGATTCAATATATCTCCAATGTCTATCATGGAGTATGGGATCCAAAAGTAGAATATATCTGGAGAAGGGTATTGGATTATGCTTGTGCAGTTTATGTAATCGTAACGGCAGAAGACTTTGAGACAATTCTTTCCTGTACGAAATACTATGGTGTATTTCCCGTAAATGTTCCCTGGTCTGCAATCAGCTGGGATGCTGGTACTGTTATTACAAAACCAGACTATACCATTACCTATGGATATTCTACAAAAGAAGTTGCAAACCCTGCAATTCTTACAGATTTAAATACGAATTCCTTTAGTACTAAGAAAACATCCGCTAATTACATCCCTTCCTTTAATAGTAATTATGGAAGAGCGGGAACCACTTGGGTTGGTGCTCCATTTGTTGAGACAATCACTGATGCAAGTGGAAAGAATGGAAGTTATGGGACAGGTGTTATTCAGAAACTTCGGTTTCAACCTGGTCCTAAGACATATTGAAAGGCAGGTGATTTACGTTGGCAGAGTCAATCGAAACCATCGATCGTGATTACGTCGATAATTTTTCCATTAAAGAATTGGCTACAGATCACATCATGCCAACTTATTTTCCAGATATGTCGACTGACAATATTGAAGCCGGCATGACTGGTATGGTAGATGAATACATCTCTACAATTACAGAAGATGCTTTTAATACAGGTTCTTCTCTTGTTGGTGAGGCATTTCCGACAAGAGCAAAAATGACAAGTTCTATTTATGCAAATGCTGCAATCTTTCAGCTTACTAATGCATTTGCTACAGCAGCAACTTGTAAATTCGTTATTGTAATTCCCGAAGTTGATATCAGAGCAAATTTTACAACGAAAGAGGGAAGTACTTATAAATATTTCTACATTGACAGAGATATGGTAATTGATGTGGAAGGAATTCCTTTTACATTGGATTATGATATTGAGATTCGAGCAACTTACAGAGAGACAAAGAAAGGCTGGGTATATTCTGCACATTACTTGATGGATGACTATTCTAACTATGTATCGACTATCAAAGATCCATATATCAAGTTAAAGCAGAGTGGTGGTCTTATCGCTATGACAGTGGATTTACGTCAGTATACTCGTACGATTAGTTACGAATCCATTATCGATAATGCAACACTCAATTACCCGACCGTAGAAATTGCTTATACAGGAAAGTTAGCAGGATTTGATGTGCGCTATAAAGCACCGAGTGATTCTGACTATAATACACAGCTTACTCCAAAGGTAATCTATTCTCTTCCTGAGAAAACACCATTTGTCTATTTCAAGCAGATATCGGATTCTGTAATTGAGTTGTCCTTTACCACAAAGGATTCTTACTTCCAACCGAAGTTTAACTCAGAGCTTGAGATTACTATCTATACTACTTTAGGAGAAGAAGGAAACTTCAATTCCTATACAGGTGATGATTATGTTGTAACAAAAGGAAATGGATATGATTATCTAAACAGCTGGATGGTAAGTGCAAAACCAATTGGAAAATCTACTGGCGGTCAGGAGAGAATGACAACCGAAGGATTACAAAGACTTACTGTAGAAGGATTCTCTACAGCAACTGCAATTACAACAGAGAATGATCTGCAGACATATTTTAACAACTACAGATATCGTTACAATACGAATATTCTCTGTAAGAAGAAACGAAATGATGCAATTGAACTATTATTCTCTGCTTATATGTATATCAAGAATGGAAACTACATCTATCCGACAAATACACTTGTTATGGATACGAATGTATTGGAGTTTGATTATAAAGATGGAGGATTCTATAATCTGGATCCAGGATATCTTTTCTCCTACAAACAGGATGAAGTATTCTTTACTGATACTATCTTCTATTTAAATGATGGAGATGGAGATTACTATGATAAGAATGGTAAGTATTATGATAAAGATGGAAATCCGAATGAAGAATTAGATATCACTCCAGAAAGACTACAGAAGAAAGCAGAACTTAAGATGTTAACAGAATCGGATGCTTCTTACTGGAAACTCTTTTCTGGTGATAAGAAATACCATCTCTATTATTCCAATGGAACGATGGATCCAAATGAACCAGAAGGAATCACTCCTCAGGAGATGTTTAAGAGATTCCAAGATGGTGAAGTTACCGTTGGAGGAATTGATGCAGATGGGACCTGCTTTGATTTCATGTATGATTATGAAAAAGAAGCTCAAGCAAAATCGGATTACATCTCATTCTTTGATGAGTATAAGAGTAGGGAAAATACACCAGACTTAACCTTTGATGGTTATCTTATGGATTATACCTTTAAAGATTACAAGAAAGAAATGGGAATTGATAATCGGCTTACTGTATTTGATACCGATTTTGAGAATTTCAATTATACCAAGCAGTTTATGTTTACCAACCCATTTATCACAACCATTACAAAGAATACTGGACTTGTCTCCTATTTCCAGACATTCATTTCTCAGGATGCAGAACTTAATTTTGTAAATGAGAATAATGATGATGCTTTTGCACAGTTTATCTCTTACCATCTTTATGTGGAACGAGATATTGTAAAAGAGAAAGAGTATTCCTTTAAGATGGAAATCATGCCATCTGTAGATGCAGATGATGGGTACCCCTATGTTGAATGTATCTATGATGAAACCGATGAGAGTCAGTTTGAACTCTATGAAGGAGCAAAACCTAGCTTATCGAATTTCAAGAAGGAACTCCTTGTACAGAATCGTCTTAGAGTTGTTCTCATGTTTACAGATGATGCTGGAAATGAAATCGGTTATATGGAAATGATTCCTACCCAGGATATGGATGATACCGATCACTATGTATTTGAAGCAGAAATTACTACAGATGATTACATCACTTCTGCAAATACCTTTAGACAAATTCATATCTGTCCACATTGTGGTAACCGAATCTTAAATTCCGCAAACTATAATGTGGATAATTTCGATTACTATTGTGATAACTGTAATCAGACATTCAAAGAGGGTATTATTAACATAAAAGAGGCAGACTCTTTACTCATACCCATTAACAATGAAAATATTAAAGTTACGATGCTTTATCGTGATCCAGACCATGATCTTGATCCCGTTACAGACAACACTTTTGCAGAATATTCTGATTCTTTCAAAGGATATATCTGGACAAATATCTATAGCACAGAAGATGATCCAATTACTTTCATTGAGCCACTTGATATGATAAGAAGTTCTATTACTTATAAGGATTATTACCAGACAGGTGTAGATGCTATGGATTGTCAGATTGCAGATGTTCCGCTTCTTAAGTATTCTATCCTTGCATACAAAGATCAGGGAATGAGAGTAACGGATCCACTTCTTTCCGATGATATTGGAAAATTCCAATACTTTATGGATACTTTCCTTGATAACTATGCAATCTTACAGGAAGCAAAGAATTATCTTGGTGGAATGAATATTGATGCGAAGTTCTATAACAGCTATGGAAAGAGTACGAACTTTATCATTGGCACGGGAACAGAACTGATTGATACCAATAACATCTCTGTGAACTTTGATGTTTGGTTAGAGCCAGGTGTTGATCAGTATGAATGTGCATCGGAATTAAAGCTCTATATAAAAGACTATATCGAAACCATCAATGATGATGGTACAAATGAGTTGCATATCTCAAATCTTATCAGAAATATTGAGACAGATTTTGCATATGTGAATCATTTACGATTTAGAGGAATCAACGGATATGATACAACCTATCAGTCCATTACCAATACTGCAATTAACTTCGAAAATCTTACAAAAGAGGAAAGAAGAAGATTCGTTCCAGATATTCTCGTTATTAATGAGAATAACGTAAACCTTACATTCTACCAGAACGAAATCTAAAAAACAGTAAGGTAAGAGTAGAAAATATAGCAAAGGAGATGAAATTGATGTCTTTAGATAAAAGCAAACAGAATGTCTCCGACTTTATCACAAAGCTGGAGAATGAAAAAGCTCATAATGATCTTGTGACAAGTATCAAGTCAAAGAGATCAACAAAGCTTAATACAATAAAGCAAGAGACAGAATGTGCAAAAGAAATGACTGCACAGGATATTTTCTCAAAGATCTATACGGATGCATTACCGATTGATGATAGCTACAAAGCAGCTGCTGCAGCACAGCTCGATGATGGAGTAATCTCTTTTATTAAGAAGAGAAGTCCAGATAATACCTGTTATGGTTATATTACCGAACGTGCAAAAGCAGGATCCAAATTCGCAGCAAACTTCTGTGAAGCTGTCGATAAGGAAGTATCTGGATATTTCCGGAAGTTCTATGAGGAAATGGATGATATCACATCCGATGACATTAAGTTGGATGATGGTACAAGAAAAACAATCGTTGATAAGATCTCTGCTAATATGGATTATGATCAGGTATCTGATATCATCGAAGGTCATGTTCAGCAGACAATTCAGGATGAGATCGACAAGACAAAAGAAGAAGATGAGCACATCAAAGAGCTGCAGGATTCTCTTGCAGCAGATGATAATGTTGCAACAGAGTCTGCAATCGATGAGAAGCTCCACAGGATGGGAGAAGATCAGAAGCCATTTACACCGAGTCTGTTTAATGGTATCATGATTGGTCAGACAGATGCAATTACTGAATCTGCACCGGATCTGGATGAGGAGTATATCGGAAAGAAAGCATTCTTTGAATCTGTAAAAGAGTATACAAAGTGGGATATGCTTGCTACTCTTGGTATGGAGAAGTTTTCCGATAAAGATCTTAAGTATATCGCAATTCAGTATGCAAGAGGGAAAATGTAAAAGGTTAAAAGAGAAGAATGGATAAATTCCATTCTTCTCTATTTCTTTTCCTACTTATTTGGATCAATGTGACTCTCAAAGAGATTACGATATCTTACTTTCTCATCGTGTGTATAGATGTGAGAAGCAGAAAATACCGTATCATACTCAGCTTTTGTAAGTTTGATATCCAGATACTCAAGCATCTCGCTTACTGTATTATAGATATCATCAAGTTCTTTCTGGGCATCTTCTGAAACAGCATCACCGAGTTTTTCCGGTTTATATGGATTCATCTCGATAGTAAACCAGGCTACGAGTGCCATAACCGGATCTCTACGTCCTTCCATGGCTTTTCTTATCGCTCCACGATTCATTTCTTTTTCGTAGCATTCATATACTACCCAAACATCTGTCATGGAACGCATCATACCTTTTCGATATGCCTTAAATGCATCTGGCTTCATGTACTGCTCAGATTTCACATTGCAGATGGAATCAAGATAATCTGCACATCTGCAGAACCTTTCTGATGCATTCTCTTTGGTTGGTTTTGTCATAAGCATGTTCTCTAACATTTCGTACTCCTTTCTTTTATATACTTAGTTGATACCTTCTTTGAACGGTCTTCCATGAATTTTGACTGCAATAAAGCAGGCTGAATACGACCATCTTCATCCAAATCTTCATCTTTTATCAGAGCATCTACTTCTTCTTTTGTATAATCAAACATCTTCCCAAATTCATACATCTTCTCTCTTGTAAAATAGGGAAGTTCAATCTGGATATCAAATCTTCCATATCTAGTAAGACCATCATCCAAAAGCTCAATATGATTCGTTGTTGCAATGTAGATGGTATCATTCATGGTATAGATTCCATCTAACATCTGATAGAGAATCTGTAAGGAATTTTCCTTTATAATTTCTCCATTCTCATTCTTCTTAAAGAGAAGATCAATGTCTTCAAATAATACGATGATGACACCTTTTCTTCGTTTTCTGTATTCCCGTAATCTCTCTAGTGTCCAAAAGAAAATTCCTGCATCTCCATCAATATTGATTGTCAGAATTGGACAAGAATTAAACATCTTTGAGATTGCTCTTATTACAGAAGTCTTTCCTGTTCCTGGTTTTCCATAGAGAATGATTCCTGTCTTATGAACAAGATTATGATTCTCATACCAATCTGATGATTTATACCAGGAATAAAGATTCGTAATCAGACGACTCTTTACATCATCCGGTAAACAAATGGTATCAAAGGTCTTTGACGGAGTCGATTCTTCAAAGGTGATATTCTGTGATGGAAAATAGATTGATGTCTTTCCTCCTCCATTTATCTTATAATTAAGCTTCTTTATGATTGCATGCCTTATCTGATCTTTATCATATCCATAAATTTCAATCAGTAAGACTTTCCACGAATCATTCTCTTTCTCGCTTAATCTACAATCAACATGTACTACATTTCTTCTTTTATAAATAAACCAGTAACTGCAGATATCCAGTTCATGTCTACATCCATTTACTCCTGGTCCTCTATGCTTCATGAATTTCTCTGGATTCATCTTATAGACGATATCACACAAATCAAAGTAATGATCAAATGTCTCATCTACTCTTATCTTTGCAGAAGTGCTTTCCAAGAAATCTTTTAGTTTTCCATAATTTGAATCATTGAATATCACGTATAGACTATTCTTGTCAATACTCATCGTAATTCCTCCTATCTCTTTATTTAAATGATTGGTTGATTCCTCCCTCGAATTCTATCGAAATACAGATATTTAAATTGAAAATATAAAGGAAAGGAGGAAAATCAATGGGAGGAAATAGAATTATTTCTATTGGTGGTCACTTTTATGATACGGGTACAGCAAATAAATCCTTTTTACAAGTTGCACTCGATCTAAAGACTCTCGGAGTAAAGAATTGGTATTTTTTACTTGAGATAAAAGACCCATCATTGATAAATGTAGATCCTTTTAGTGTCAATAAAGATACGGGAAGATGTGATCTTACAAAAGATCAAGTCTCTCGTATTACGATAGAATGTATTCATAACATGTGGTATTATTTAAGAGAGATTGTAAGAATACCAGCATCAGGTATGCCAGAAGGTGTCCCCTATAAAGCAAATAGAGGAAATATTGCTCAAGCTTGGTGTCTGATACATGGTGTTGATAGTTGGCTTTGTATTCCTCGCCAACAAGGCAAAACTAAGTCTGCACTTGGTGCTCAGTGTTGGGCATATTCTTTTGGAACTGCAAAATCAAGGTTTATCTTTATCAATAAAGATGGTGATAATGCAAAGACGAACCTGAGAGATTTTGCAGATATTATCTCTACTTTACCAGAGTATCTTAGATATGAATCCATCATGGAAGACGATGGACACATTACGAAAGAAACGAAGAATGCTACACGTATGATGCATCCTGTAACAAAGAATGAAATTATTGTAAAACCAAAAGCAAATTCTTACGAGGCAGCTCTAGGAATCGCTCGAGGTCTTACAGCACCAATCTTACATTTCGATGAGACAGAGTTTACTCCATTCATTGATGTTATTGTAGAAAACTCTGTATCTACATATGAAACAGCATCACGGGTATCAAAAGAAAATGGAACTATTTATGGGCGTATATTCACATCAACTCCAGGAGATATCGATACAGATGCTGGTAAACGTGCTGAGAAATTACTTGGAAAGTGTGCAAAGTGGGACGACAGCTTTTATGATAAAACACCAGCGGAAATTAATGAAATCCTTTATGCAGATGACAGGATGGGTGTAGTTTATATTGAATATAGTTACAGACAGATTGGTCTTAGTGAGGAATGGTTCCGTACAATCGCTAAGAAGATCAATAATAGACTTACAGTCCGTCGTGAGATTCTTCTACAAAGACTTCGTGGTTCATCTGATTCTCCATATGATAGAGATGATATTGATAGAATCATTGATCTTGCACAAAAGCCAATTCAGCAGATTATGCTTAATAAATATTATAGGGTTGATGTATATGAGAAACTCAATCGATCTATTCCTTATATTGTAGGAATTGACTGTGCGACAGGTAATGGTGGTGACAATAATGCTATGTCTATCATCAATCCATATACAACTGCAGTTGCTGCTGAGTTTGAATGCTCATTCGTTGGTGAACCAGAATTTATCGTTTGTATCAAAGAGCTTGTAAAGAAACATATTCCACGAGCAATTCTTTGTATTGAGCGAAATCATGTTGGTGATTCTATTATTAAATTCCTTCTTAAATCTGAAATTGCAGGTAGAGTATATTTTGATAAGTTTAAGAAACTTGCAGAAGAGGGAATGGATGAACTTTCTAAGGTAGAGGATATCCTTAAGAAACGTGCAAGAGACAATACACATTATGGTGTTTATACCGATGTGAAGTCTCGTGAAGTTATGTTTAGCATTCTTGCTGATCGAATTAAAACTCATAAGAAAGAGTTCGTTGGTCAGAATGTCACAAGAGATATCACGAAGCTTGTCATGAAAGGTACAAAAATCCAAGCAGCGGCTGGTTTCCATGATGATGCAGTAATGTCATATCTTGTTGGAATGTATGTATTCTATTATGGAAATAACCTAGAAGTATTTGGATTCTCTAAATCAGATGTTTTCTATCAAGATGAAAAGAATCAGGGATTACTTCGTCCAGAAGATGTAGATTTGGAAGCACTTCCAGAATCTGTTCGTGGTACGATTGAATCCGAACTTGTAAGAAATGCACAGATGTCTTTTTCAGATCGAGAGTTTACTGAGATGATGCGATCACAGCAGCGTTCTCAGACATTGTCTGCAAAAGGACTTGTAGAAAATGAACTCTATGAAAATACCATTGATCGTGATCCAGATATCGACTTCAATTATGGTACACAAAACTTTGATATCTTTGATGAGTTAAATGAATCTGTTGGAGAATTTGAAGATGCAGTTCCATATGCAGATGATTATGATATCTATGGAGTTCACTGAGATTAAAAATACCCAGAAGAGAAATATCTTCTGGGTATTCTTTTTCTTTATCAATGTAATTTTTCACAATGAGAATAGAATATGTGATAGTGTGGTTTTTGCCCCCGAAACAGTTTCCAACGCAGGAAATCATCAATAAAAATACCGAGTGCAGATAAGAAAAACCAACAAATTGAGAATATCAAGCATATCTGTCCACATAAGTTATATGGTTGATTTGAGTAGTCCCATATCCCAAGTCCTAGCCATACATTTAGTACCATACCAAAAATAAATTCCAGTATTGTAATAATAACTGCAGATATTAACATCTGACTTACTAGAGGCATATCCCATGGGTAGATCTCATTGATCTCTCCAACCAATACGAAGCATAAACCACCAAGTAAAAACATAGTCGGATGTGTATGTCCTCTATAGAGCATCTCTATTCCCATATAAAGAAGACCTCCAAAACAAAATAGAATCAACTCTTTCCATATCGTAAATAAAATCTTCTTTGTCTTTTTCATTATAATCCTCCTGTCAACCAATAGACAATAAATCCAACAGCAAGAATAGCTACGATTTCCAATATATGTTTACAAAACCTTTCCATCTATACAAGTCCCCACTTTCTGTCGTAGTTTTGTTAAAAAAGTGGAGAGTACTTTCAAAAATGAAGTACTCTCCGTGCATGTTAGGTCGTTGTTCTGCGGACCTGTGTGATCTTACCCCAGATGCATGCCTGCTCCGGCTTTGTCTCTGAAACGATCAGAGTGTTGGAAATGGCGTCTGCGAGGGTTTCACCATTCTCCATGAGTACCTGCTTAGAATCTGTTTCCGGATGCAGTATCTCACGATCATTAGGGTTGTTCTTATCCTCCGGTGGATAGTACATTTTTCCACCACGAATTCTTTCAGCCATGATTTTTCACCTTCCTTACCAAATTTGTCCGACCAGATTAAAGATCGTCTGATCGCTGATAGTTGATTCTTTTGTTTTTAATAAAAGAATAGGAGCCATGGATGCGTCATCCATATCGTCAATCGCTTTTGGACGCCCGACGATGTTATCATAACGGGTGATAGGCATCGCCATTGCTCGCTTATCATCACCCGATTCCGGGTCTTTCACTTTACCCCAAAAAGGGGTGTCATAATACCCATCAGGATCTAAATTAGGCATAATTTCAAATCCCCCCTTATCATAATTTTTGGTTGGACTGATTACTCGTCATCTTCATCCTCTGGTTTATAATTCTGGATATAGACTTTTGCTTTTCCTTTTGGAGTATTCATCTTCCTTGCAGGAATAGCTGATTTCTCCACAAGCCAAGCTTTTTCATCTTTATCTGAGGTATCGCCAGAATCACATGTGACTATGTTTTCAATCTCAAAAATCGTTGATTTATTCACGTCAAGTGCCATTAGGAATCCACCCCACTTTCACCTTGATTATTTGAAAGTTCTGAAGTTTTTTCCTCTGACTCAGAACCAGACGAATCCCCAGTGTCAGTAGTGTCAGAAGAAGTATCTTCTGGAGTAACAACACCTTCTGTAGGATCAAGATCTGGAAGTCCATTTCGTCTTACGTAGAATGCCTTCAGTTCAGATGGATCAAGTGAGAGTTTCGAGGCAACATGAACAATTCCATTCAGTTCATCTTCAATGGTTTCTACGGTTGTCGGAGAATCCAGATATTCGAAATTCCCATTATCCATGAGCTCTCTCATCATCTCGATCCAAAGATCCGTATCTTCCCAGTCTTTCTTGGACGGCTCATCCTGTGACATGATAACACCGCCACTACAATCTCCTGTTCCTGCAGCACGCTTCAGTGCAGCATCGTATTCTACTAAACCAATCAGGAGAAGTACTTCTGTATGATTTGTCCAGTTTGGAAGATAGAGTTCTTCATCGGTTGATACAAAGAAGAACGATGTACTTACAGTCTCAAGAGAAATTGCACAATTGTCCGTTACTGTACGAAGAAGCACCTGTTCTACTGCTGTTTTAAACAGAGGAACTGCTCCAGCAAGTTTCGGTGCTCCAATCGAATTGATTGTAAGCTTTGTATATTTTACTTCCTCTCTGGAATAAACCTCATCAATATCGAAAGGAACGAAGTTCTCTTCATTGATACAGATGTAACCATCTGCTGTTTTTGTTTCCTTTATCTCTCCATCAAGATCATACCAAGTAACCGTATAATTTACGGTAAGCTGGCTTGCACTATAATTGAATTCCTCATATAATGCATGTTTTGCGAGATGATCTTCATCATCTCCAGAGTAATTCTCATACTCTCTATTGTACTTTGCATTCAAAAGATGAATGAGAGCACGATCTTTTGGAGCTACGTTTACACGTATGAAAAATCCATTTCCTTCCTGTGCAATACTAAATGATTCGGGATAAGGATTTACTAAACTATCCCCGTTTAAGAGCGATGGGGAAACATCATCTTCTCTTGCTGGATAAGACCAGTCCACTGCATCGGTAAGTGTCGTCATAAGATAAGAATCATTATAGACTTCCGATTTTGATGTCGGTCTTTTTACTTTCCCATATTTTTCAGTGCGGGATTTCAGCTGACTCAAGAATTCGTAGAAGGAAGTATTTTCCTGGCTGTACCAGAAGATACGACCATCATCTTTTCTCTTATAAGCAATATCACCTGTTTGCTTATTGATCATTGCTTCGTCTTTTGCCGCACGTCCTTGATATAGAAGATCCAAAAATGTGGTCCCAAATCGGATATTCGGGGTTAGTGATTCAACATTCGTTATATTATCTGACAAATTTATCACCACCTTACATTAATCTTCATTGAATTCATCTGGAGAAGAGTTTCCTGTTAAGTATACCCTCCAACGCTCTTTATCATCTGATAAATTTTCTGGTTTGTAATAAACATCTGGATTGAGTAAGTACAGATCTTCTCCGTTATCATTTTGTACTCGGAATATTTGGTCGACGAGATCATAATTTTCTTTGATATCATTCTCATCAAATTGAAGTTCATCTGGATTCCCTACTCCAAGTGCTACGAGCCTCTCGTAATAAAACATCTCGAGAATAATCGTATACATGTCATTTTCACGAGACCATTGCTGACGCTCTTCAGTATTATCATTCTCAGAAACATCTCCCGTAAGATCATGAATAATCTTATCTTTTAGAGATTTCTCCATGAAACGCTTCTTAAGAAGATCATCAATCGTAAACAGGTCATCGGAAGCATCAAAGTATTCCCAGTCCATATCTCTTTCATAGACTTCCAAATTGTAACAAGAATGAACTCCTGCTAATTTAAAACTCCATGGAGATATTGGAAATACATTGGTTTTATTTAACTTCCTACCATTTAAGTACACATCATAATACGTAAGATCAAATGGTTTATCAATATAACCACGAAGATCAACCGTATCGGTAGAAATTTCTGCATTAAAGTATACCAAACGATTTCTATACGGAGTAATGTCAATTGCGAGTGTGGATCGTTTCGGTAACTTTACAAGTGTTGTAATCATGAGTTTTCCATTTACCGGACGGAAATCATAGCAGTTTCTTGAACGAAGTCTTCCGTCTCTGAAAACTCTTGTATATTCTGCAATTGGTTCTATATTCTCAGCCTTTATTTCAAACTTCGGATAAATAACTGATTGTGCAGTGGTAACGAAATAGTGTGGATGTTTTGCAATAGCAACCGTAATCTCTTTATCAAAGAGATCGACATTGATTGCTGTAATCTTAAGTTTCCTTAAGATTGTAAATGTCACACCATCGTTTTCTTTATTGATAATCGAAGAACCATATGCTACGCTATCATAGTTTACATAGTTCTCATCTCGTTTGATCTCTATCGTATTATAGACATTTCCATCGGTATCATAATACTCACACTGCTCTGATACAACTTCCAAACGGAAATCATTAAGTGGAATACGATCTAATGTCTCAAGCGTTCCATAATAGAAATAGAGATCCGATAAGGTTGGTCTGATTTCATCTGTTGATTCGAAATCAATGATGACACTCGGATTTTCTGACGTAAAGGTAACTACTTCCTCTTGTACAAGAGTCGGAAATACCTCAATATCAAAAGTTTTTACATCATCTGGTACAGTGTCTACAGGTACGTAAATATAGTCCGAAAATTCATAACGCTCATAGATAAAATTCGAACAGAATAATCCGTCCGTAAAGATTCTTGCAGTAAGAACCGAATTCGGATTTACTTTTGTGATAGAAAATGCATAGCATGGTTCTGGAAGAGCATTTCCTGATCCAAGCATGACTTCCGTATATCGTTTAGTATCCAATTCTTCCTTTGAAGTAACAATCGTATATTTATTGACTACCTGTTGAATTGCTCGAAGAGAATTGTTAATTCCCATCGGATCATCTTGTACAAGTTCTTTCATCTTTCTTGTACGATATTCCAGTGGAGAAATAGAATGCATATAGCCTTTCGTATAATCCACTTCGTCACATACTCGCTCTACGATTGGAAGATTTGTGATATAATCGAAGACCTCTAAGAACTGCTGAATACGAATCGGCATCTGTTCTTTTAACCATTCTTCGATCTCTTCTTCTGTCATTGTCTCTGCATCAATTTTATCACTCTGCGTTTTATAATATTCTTTTTCCAGTTCTTCTGGACTTTTTCCTCTATCCTCTGGATCAAGAGACCATTCATAGAATAAACCAAGTCTACATCCTTCTGGATCCGTAAACTTCTCTGTAACCGTTCTTGCTACGGTAATCTCACGAAGCATAGGATCTCCATCCCAATCGATGTCTCCAAAGTAAATCTGGTTTAAGATCGCATCGAGTTTCATATCTTCCCACTTATACTTCAAGTAGTTGTAATAGAACTGATACATGTTCTTGTAAGACAAGTCATAAGGAGGAATATAAAAATAGTAAACTCGTAAGAAATCACCTTCGGAAACGTTGGAATTGATCCGGTAAATATTCGGATAATTGATCGTTACACTAGAATTTGGGATTTGCTTAAAAGTCTCAATTTCATCTTCCTCATTTTTGATGCTTCGATACACAATAAGATTTTCTGTAGGAACAGGCATCCCATAAGGCTTCTCATTTTTATCAGCAATGGTAAAAATTTCAGAAGCAGGAGCGTCGTTCTTTTGTCTTACTTGTATGAGCTGTGTCTGTAAATTTTCACCATCAAAGTGAAAACTCTCTTTTTTATACAGGTATCGATAAAAAATGAAACGGATCGTAACAGGTCCGTTGCACTTATCCAAAGCATCTCTTGTGGCTTTATCGAAATACATTCGATAGTCTCCGTTCTCATCCAACTCCACATCTTGTGGGATGCTTCCAAAATACGTCTGATTGCCAATGAATACAGACGCAAATAAAAGACCTACATAGTTGGTTGGAATTGTAACACCTACTGCAGATAAGTAAGAAGAAAGGATACGATCGTACGATTTTCCATCATAGGAATTTCGCTTTAACATACTTGCGTTTGTAGAGATATCTGTAAAGAATGTATTATTGATGATTTGAACCGAGATCTCATGATCAAGATACTGATAATTCCACTCTTCATTGACAAACTTCTTATCATAAAGAAATTCTCTCTTGAATGGAAGAATTACCGTAAAGTAATCGTCATAAATCCGTACTGTGAAATCTTTTACCATTTTATTATCTAAAATGATAACCGGGATCTTTGCAAAAATCGTATGATTTCCTGCAATCTCCTGAAGTGTGATTTCTTTCTTATAATAATTTGAGAGTCGGTATTTCTCACGACCATTCGGTAAAATAAGCTCTACCGGAATATTTACAGAAACACGCCCACGTTTATCAAGATAAAGATCACCATAATCTGGTTGTCCAACTACATTTCTTGTTGTATAGTGGAATTCTTCATAGATTACGGTATTTCGTTGTAATCTGTATAGATAAGAAAACGAATTTTCCAAAGTCATTCGAAGCCCTTTGTCAAGCGTTTCCAAATCAAACGTATTATTGATGAGCGCGCTCTGCAGAAATTCTTTTGAGGATTTTAAAGCCATTTAGTCTTCACCACCCTTTCTTTTTCTGCTTATAGGTATGTTTTTCTGCTTTTTCATGTAGAAAAACATAGACTTAATATGTTAGACTATAACAGAAGGTGGTGATAAAATCATGACTTATTACATGGAAGCGAGTCTTTCAGACAGCAACATGTTTCAGCAGTTGAATAAATCATCGAGTATAACGACAAAGATCGCAAAAGCATATAAAACAGGAGTCGCATTAACACCGGAGTTCTTTGAGGAGCAATATCTGCAGATTCAAAAGACACATATTTCTCCCATCGCTGAGCGTATCTTAAAAGCATATGATGATGGCAAGATAAAGTTAGTATATAATAAAAACGTACATATCAGTGCTTCTATCCCCTTTGTAGTAATGCAGATTGGTGGAAAAAGCGTCGTATGTATTTTTATTTCGGACTTTTCCGGAATGAATAAAGCTGGAACACAATTATCCATTGATATGAAGAAGCTTTATACGTTAATGGAATCTGGCTATATAGGTCTAAACTATTTTACAGAGCCAAGTAACTTTGTAAGAAATGCTAGTTTCCTTAAGATGAATGCATCTATTTATTCCCAGATGGTTCTTCGGATCCTAAACCGTGAATATGCTCTTTCGTTAGAGAAAAACATATTTGATTCCGTAGAATATGTATCTGCAAGATTCTTCTTAGAGAAAGTATTTGGAATTACAAACAGAGATTTATCAGATGCTTATGCAAGATCTTGTTGCAATAACCCAGATAGTTCTAATATCAATCTTACAGATAATTTATATTCTGCTGCAAAAGTGACAACGATTGAAGAATTGATCGCTTTTATTGCAAAGAGTAATCCAAAGATGAATAATCTGACTTTCCGGTATTTCTTTGAACGCTGGATTGCATCATTTGGAACAGGTGCTTGCTTAGCGATCGATTCCTATCCTTATTTGTATTATGTCATTGCAAATGTACTTCTTGGTGGCTTTCTTGTGAATGTGACCGGATTATCTGAAATCATCAAGAATACAAAAGGAATTGAACACATGTATTCAGAGATTTCAAGGATTGTGAGGTGAAATTAGCATGAATTGTTACGAGGGTTTTATATTGTCACCATTTCAAAAAGAAAATGGTGAAATGACACAGGTTCCGTTCTTTCCACATGTAAGAGAATCTGATATCATCTATGATGATCCAATCGATATTACAACAGAATTAGACCAGATGTCTGAGCGGTGGGTATTAAATATCGGAACAGATACCGTAGATCGTACAAGTTATACATTCCATTCGGAATATAAGAATAAGACATTTGATTTGAATGATGAGCAGATTGGCTCAAAGAATTTAAATGCAACGGTTCGTTATGATTTATTCCGAGATGGAACGATGGAAGTGACAGGAACGGTAAGACTGGATGGATCAGATAATACATTTGGAGAAGACAGATATCTTGGAGTAAAGACTCTGTACTTACCATATGCTATTACAGATAATACGACAGTACAAACAGGTTGTGCTCTTGGTCCGGTGGAAGGACTGACAGTTGGAGCATTCTTAGAGAAAGTTCCGGTTACCAATAAGAACTTAAATCCAGATGGAAGTGCTCTAAAGTATTACGGAAGAATAAACTTCAGACAGATTTGTCCACTGAAAGGTGGAGATGAAGTTCCGCTTGATTATCTCTATCGAGCGGTAGATATCAAGTATGCTGCAAATAGCTACTATGATTACATTTCAAAATACTTACCGCTTACGTTTAAGATTAGTGATATTTATTGGAGATAAGTGAGAAAAAAATGTGGAGAAGCAATTGATGCTTCTCCACTTGTATTGTAATTATGAGTACGAGTTATAAAAGAGGACTACTGTTCCACCATGGCAAAGGCGTTAGCCATTACACATTTGTTGTGAGTAAATATATTTTAAGTCCAAATAATCTTATACTGGTTGTGATAATCATCGGTAGCAATTCCAGTGCTGTGATTGATATCCAAACTCTCTACAGAAGGAATTGGATAATCATCGATAATCTCACCATCGGATGCAACCGCTTTTAATTCATAGTAGTTAGTATTCTCATTCACATAGGCGTAAATTTCTACATTACGATTCTCATACTGAAGATACTTAGTGACCTCATCGGATCGGTCAGATTCCCCTAAAGATTCCGAAATTCTTCCAAAGAGATCTTCTTCATCCCCTTCTACAGGAGTAGAATCTCCATACATTGCTGCATCAGAACGATCCTGCTGGATAATCTTCTTTAAGAAATTTGCAGAGAAATCTGAGATATTATCTGGATCAATTCCCTGCTGTGCAGCAAGTTCTTTTCGCTCCTTCATATTAAGTTCAATAGCAGACTTCTTTAAAGAAGCGATGTTATTGATAAGCTGTAAAGAAACACCTCTTGCCTGGTTAATAGAACCAATGAGATCAGTTGTAAATTTTCCTACGCCTCTTGCAGATGTTTTCGATGCTTCCATGACATCATATCTCTGCTGTAAGGATTTGGTAAATTTTGTCTGATCCTCAAGGAGATTTCTCATAAGAGCAATATCTGGCTCAAATTCTGCCACATAATCTTTTGGTCCTTCTTTTTTCTTTTTCTTCTTTTTCTTTTTTCCACCTGATTCATCTTCAAAGAAATTAAATCCTTTGCTTCTGTGTTTTCCGGCTTTTACTTTTGGTGTTTTAAATTGAGCAAGTGTGGTAAGCCAATCATCATCTGCTTCATCTTCATCTTGGATATTCTTTTCCATCTCTTTTTCTTTCTGAACAGATGGTCTAAATTCATTCAAAGAAGTAAATTTTTCTGTAGAAGATTCGACATCATCGAATTCATCTAAGAGTGATTTCTTCCTTGGAAGTGTATCATAGTCAAAAATAATATAGTTTGGCATACTTGTAGACTCCCTTCTATATATGGAATTATTTAAGTTATTGTAAAACGCTTGATTTTAGATATTTCTATGATTGATATAATATTTTTATAAGAGAAAAGGAGGAAGCTATATGATGCAAAAGGTAAGTTTACATAACTTAGCAAAACGGATAGAGATGGATGAGAGGTTATTGGAATCTGCTCCAGAAGAGGAGGTTGAGACTATACAAAAGCATCTCTATAAAGAATTACTCTTAGTAGTGAATTGTATCGAAGATAATATCGACAATCCTCTACTGTGTGAAATTTATTGTAAGAATGATGGCGTTGATACAAAGGCATTTCTGGAAAAGTATGGGGATGAAGGAAAAAAGAAGGAAATGTTAAATGAGATTTTGGAGACAAAGAAGAAAGACGAGGTGAAGTAATTGGAAAAGAAAACAATTGAATTTGATGTAAAAGACGCAAGAGAATTCTTTGGTCATCTTTTAAGGAGAGTATATTACAGAGATAATGATGGAAATCGTATAAGAGGTGGATATGTGGAATATCCGGAGCTTATCGACAACAAGTCAAGGATCGATACGCATTCGATTGTTGTTGGAAGAGTTTCTATCAGCAATACACATGTTAGAGATTTCTCTTTTATATCAAATGATTTAACGGAGCATCTCTATCATGAGTGTACATCTGACGATGACGATATTTCGGTAATAAAAGATTCTGATATTACGACATCTATTATCTGTTCAGGTGATTACCCATATAAGATCGAAGGGTCGGTTTTAGACAGATGTTATCTGGAAGCAACTGATGTATACAGGTCTGTAATTGATTACTGCGCAATTGTAGAGAGTTCTCTTAGGAATTGTAATGATGGAATCCATCACCACGGATCAATTATTGTGGAATCAGAAATTGACAAGAGATTTCCAAAGACAAGAAATTCTTATCTGTTCTGGGTTAAATCAAATCAGCTTATACGGTTTCCGAAGCATTCTCATCTTCCAGATGGTTCTTATGTGGTAAGGCATTATGATGAAGAAAAGGGATATCAGATTAAGTACTTAAAATTCAATCGGCAGACAGGGAAATATAGCGAAATGTCAATCCTAAAAGGGAAGGCTCCACTCTTTTACATCCCAAATAAAAAAGATATGATTTTCTGTAATGCAAGAACTGGAGATATCTTCTATACAAATCCGGGGGTTCCTATCACACATTCTCATGCATGGACTGAAAGTTCAAAGGAATTAAAGGAAAGTGTTTGTAACGGATTTCGAGCACTTCATAATATTAATCATGGAGATGATCTGTACTTATTTGCATTAGATGCAAGAATGAGAAAAATGCAGAAATATCTGACAATGGGATCTAAAATGAGTAGACCATATTTTGAGGATTTAAAAGATCCAAGATTCGAGTGGTCAGAAGTCTTATCTAATGATCTGAAGCAATGCAAAGAATTTCATGAATGGAAGAATAAATGACAGTATAAAGGGATTACGATTTCTCGTAATCCCTATTTTTATTTCTTGTAAAATCCTTTTCCCATATCGAATGGTTCAAAGGTTAAATTAATCAGTTCTTCTGGATCTTCATCTTTTTCTTTTTTCTCTCGTTCTACTGCATTCTTTTTTCCTCTCTTGGGATTATCTACAGCGATAAGATCAGAAGCTAAACTTGTACAAGAGATAGATTCTGTCATTTCAATATCATCAATAAGCTTAATAGAACTTCCTTTTGCATATGGATGATTAAAGTATTCTAGTTCTCTAAGTTTCTCATTATTCTCTGATGACCTATATCTTCTCTTCAGTAGTTTAAATGTCATGAAGATATCATCAGAGTCTAATTTCTTTTCTCGATTTATGATAATTACTACGTCTGAATTCTCGATGCTATACGTATCTCGGTAGACTATATCTTCATCTTCCTATTCTGTTACCAAATAGAAAGAGCCACTTATTTCGGTTTCCCTACTCTACTCGCTTCTTCGTCTAAGGATTTCTCCAAAGAGTATGCTTTTGATAGCCGTTGAACCTTATTCATCATAGATGAATCTTGGATGCGGATTATCCGTAACTTCAACCTTGCTTACCATATCTCCGGAGTTACCCTTTGCCCTTATTCTGTCACCACAATAAGTTGGTAGTTGAAGTATATGCGGCACATGAAATGCGTCCATTGCTTGAATGGAAAGTCCCCGCAATTAGAGTGGTTGTTTTTACATACCTCACGGTATGGGGAGACCATCGTGTTAATCTCCCAGGCTCCTGCTACACCATCACGTCCAACAAGTTTCGTTACATCCGATTTCTTCGCCTGAATCGCTGCATCTACAATAGAAGATGCGGTACGATTTAACTGTTGTGCTGTGATTACCGGGATATCCCAATAAGTAGCAAGATCTTTTAATTCATTCGTAATATTCTTAAGCTCTTCTTTTTCTGTTGGAGCTTTTTCTGCTGGTTTGATTCGTTTTAAGTAGTCAAGAATTAATGCTACAACCTCTACCCCTTCATCCTCTAAATCTTGGATGATTCCATAGAGATCATTTGTATCAATGCTTCTATTTGGATAGTACTTGATGATGATATCGATATTGTCTTTGTCTTTTAGTGCAAGTCCTCCAGTAAGAAGCATTTTCTTTACTTGCTTTGGAGAATAATTTCTGATATCGTCATCACTTGCTATGATATTAAAGATTCGCTCAATGGTTTCTTCAATACTATTCTCCATGGTGATCATTAAAACAGCTGGTCGATTATCGGGATTCTTACATTGGATTCCTTTATTATACTTTCTGATATCAAGTGCTGTTTTAAGAAGCATCTGTGATTTACCACCACCTGGAAATGCTAAATAGGTATAGAGTCGTTTACTCATATAACCAGGTGCAAGGAAAATATTAAGATGTCTGATACCTGTAATAAAAATTCGGTTCCTATTATTTAATCGATCCATTGCATCAAAGACAACGGTTTCAAATACATCCTCTTGGAGAGAAAATGTCTGCTCGGAACCAAGGGAATTCGATCGCCTTTTAATATTGATAATCGAATTTGCAATCTGATAAAGATCCTCACTAATCATCTTATAAGATCTTACATCAGATTCATCTATTAAAGAAAAGAGTTCTTCTATTACATGTTTTAGGGTAATCGTATAACCAAATGCTAAACGATCATCTACTTGCTTTAATAGATATTTGGATTCTTCATAATTGATCTGTTTTTTCTGTGTTGTTAACTGCTCTAAGATATCCGATTTATAATCATCAGATTCTGCATCATTCTTACAATAACTCTTTATAATATCTGGTTGGACAAGTCCTTCTCTTAGGATTCCTTCCAACGTGTGTTCAATTATCCATATACGGTTCGTCAGTGCAATTTCTTTTTCCGTATAGATGGACTGATCAATTGATTTAAATAATTTGTCAATATTGGTAATCGCTTTTCTTGTCTTAAGCGTACCATCTTTGTATAAAAATTGTATAATCATGTCAAGTGTCGTCATATCCATTTTAATGGGAAGTTTTGCTGTACGAAGAGTCGTAAGCTTCTTTCTTACACTTGCATGAGTCTGCATTTGTGTTTCTGCCATAACGCAAACCTCTTTTCGAAAATATTCGTTATGAGAGTGTGGAATAGAAAATGACTTATCGTAAAACCATATAGATATAAGGGAAAAGGAACCGTTATATTGATATAATATAATAGTAGAAACCAAGAAAAAAGATACTTGAAAGGAGAAAAGAAAGAGATGTTATTTAATGGAGAAAAGCTCATCTATACATATGAGCACAGACAGGCGGTTGCTTATGTAGCAGGAAGGATCCTTGATTCACATAAGTACTTACAGATGTACGATAGGATTCAGCATCATGATCTGGATAAGTC